ATATATTCCCAGAAGTAGCATTTTTGTCTGACAGACATAGACATATGTTTCACTTTAAATGTTATGCCAATGTTTCACACACAGACAGAGATGAAGAGTTTATTCTTATGCAAAGAAGAATAAAAAAGCAACTTAGAAACAATTTCGGCGGCAACATATTAGAATTTGGTCGAATGAGCTGTGAAGATATCGGAGAATGGTTATTAGAACAAAATGACAACTTGTATCGGGTAGAAGTATCTGAGGACAATGAAAATGGAGCGATAATAGAAAGATGATTTATATAGTAGATTTAGAAACGATTCCAACACGATATACATCAGAGTGGAAATGGTTTGTTCCGAAATGGTTGCAAGAGAATGATCTGGATGTAACTGTTATCGAAGGAGATAAGGAAATTCCAGAAATGACAACACCGGGTGCATTTTTGAATTTTGGTGGCACTAATATGTATAAAGCTACTCAAGTTCATAAAATTTCTCGATTGTTTGTTGAAGATAAAATACAAGACGGAGATCAGTTTGTATTTACAGATGCTTGGCATCCTGGTGTTATCAACATCAAATATATGGCTAAACTTTTAGGTAAAGACATTACGCTTCACGGATTATGGCATGCGGGTTCATATGACCCTAATGACTTTCTAGGCAGACTAATTGGGGATGAAAAGTGGATACGTAATGCAGAAGCTTCATTCTTTGAATCATTTGATTATAATTGGGTAGCTACTAATTCGCACGAAACTCAAATTAGAGAGGTTTATCCAGATGTAAAGTTATATCACACAGGATGGCCGATGTCATATACACGGGACTTGTTAGATAGAGCTAAACAGAAAGAAAGAACTAATACAATAGTGTTTCCACATCGTATTGCTCCAGAAAAGCGACTAGATTTATTTGAGGAGTTATCAAAAAGACCTGAATTAGCACATTATGAATTTAGAGTTCCAATGCAAGAAAATCTTACAAAGGAACAATATCATAATTTACTAGGAACAGCTCGGTTTGCAGTATCATTTGCAGAACAAGAGACATTAGGCATTTCTATGTATGAAGCAGCTTGTGCAGGTGCAGTACCAATTGTTCCTAATCGACTTTCATACATAGAAATGTATTATGATGGGTTTAAGACAACAGGAACAATAAATTCAGTAGTAAATAAAATATTAGAATTTGAAAAACACCAATTATATAAAGAAGTTAATGATCAAGCAAATTTATTGCATGAGCATTTCTTTTCAGCAACAAAATTACTTAACAAATTAAAGGAAATAAATGCAAGATAAAAGATTTATCTATTACCCATCTCTCAGTGCAGGATCGATGGTTTCGGCATTCAAAAAGGATTATAAGTTTTCATCAGGTGATCCGGTGAAATTTTATGATTCAAGATACCCAGCTGAATGGCGTCACCCATACTTTTTGGTGACTGCAGGACATCATTACAAAAAAATGGACTTTAGAGACCAACTCGGACTTGAAAAGGATGTATTAGTATTTGGTGACTCTGGAGGATATCAAATTGCAACAGGAGCGTTGCCATATTCAAATGAATTGAGAGAAAAGATCTTTCATTGGTTAGAAGCTAATTCAGATGTGGCAGCTAATTTAGATATTCCACCTAAAACTGTATATAAGAATAAGTTTCATGAATGTGCAGACATTTCATTTGACAATTTTAAATGGTTTGAAAAAAATCAGTCAGGAAAGACTGCATTTATTAATATGCTTCAAGGATCTAATTCCGAAGAATATACTTGGTGGTATCACAAATTTAAAGATTTTGATTTTAATGGCTGGGCAATAGGTGGACCTCAAAAGTTAGTAGATTTCATGTTTGCGTTAGCTTTAATGTTAAAGGAAAAGGAATTTGAAAAGGTACAAAACAAATATTTGCACTTGTTAGGCATTAGTAAGATATCAGATTTCTTTATATTAGCAACATTGCAAAAGTTAATGAATAAACTAACTGATAATAGAATCTATGTTAGTACAGATTCATCATCTCCAGGACAATATCCAGTATATGGTACATATCTTCATTCTTGGAACTACAAAGTACAATCATTCAGTGAATTGTATTTTCCTAAGAATAATGAATATCGTAGAAAAAATCATATAGCTCAAGGAAAACTAGTTAATCCAGAAGTTGATAGAAATCAGCACGTGGCTTGTAGTATGGATTGTCCTGCATGTAAAGATTTTACATATGAGTATTTAGAAGGCAAAACAGATGCAGGGTTAGACCGCTATTCGCAAGAAGCTATGCCAAGAATGGTAGTTCATAATACACATTTGTATGTAAACTTAGCAAATGATATCAATAAAGTAGTAGATAGTCATGTAGAAATGCTTGAAACACTTATTCCTAGAGATTTATATTCAGTTATTATATCAATGCATGAAATGTTTGCTGATCCTGACGCGGCATTACATGTTTATGAAAAATATAAAAAAGTATATAAAAAATTCGGCGGAGAGAGTATTTCAACAATCAATGCATCATCATTCAATCAATTTTTCGGACAAAAACAAAATTAATTATTAAATAGGTTATACAATGGAGAAAAGTAAACTCATAAATTTTATCAATCGCTATTATTTAGCAGGAAACTGTGAAGCAGTTGTAGTAAAAGAAAATGAAAATGGCGTAAGCTGTGATCTAATCGACTCTGATCAGACAGTAGTTGGTAATGTACAATGGAAAACAACCCCATTTCTTAAAGGGCAGTTGGGTATCAATCATACGGCTACGTTAATAAAAATGTTATCAGCAGTAAATGAAAATATTGATATTAACGTAAAGGAAAGTGCTGGAAAAAACTTCTCAATGGAAATCAAAGAAGGCACTACTAAGATGACTTTTATGTTAGCAGATACCACAGTTATCCCAGCTGTACCTGCAATTAATCAACAACCTGACTATGAGGTTAGCATTGATTTAGATGATATGTTCATTAATCGATTCATCAAAGCAAAGAATGCACTTCCAGACGCTAAGAATTTCGCAGTTCAAGTAAAAGAAGGTAAAACAAGATTCATTATCAACTATACAACCATCAATGCAGACAACATTTCTTTTGATATAGATGGCGGAGTCAATCCAATGGATCCAATAATGTTCTCAGCTGACAAGTTAAAAGAAATATTGACTGCAAATAAAGGCGATATGGGTACGCTTCACGTATCTTCACAAGGATTAGCAAAAGTGGAATTTAGAGGACAAGACTTTGATTCTAATTATTTCTTAGTACAACTTCAGAACTAGATAAAATATGATAGGACACGTAGAAAATACGCTTTGGACTGAAGCATTTAGGCCTGATACATTAGACGGGTATATTGGAAACGAGCATATCATAGAGAAAGTGCGCATCTTCATTGAGAATGGAGATGTGCCACATCTTCTCTTCTATGGCCCAGCTGGTACAGGCAAGACAACATTAGCAAAAATTATTGCAAACGGAGTTGATGCGGACATTATGTATATAAATGCATCTGACGAAAATTCAGTTGACACGGTTAGAGATAAAATCAAAAGATATGCGTCAACTGTAGGATTTAAGAGATGGAAGATTGTAATATTAGATGAAAGCGACTTCTTAACACCAAATGGTCAAGCTGCATTACGTAATCTAATGGAAACATATAGCAAGACAACAAGATTTATTCTTACATGTAATTATGTAGAAAAGATTATCGATCCGATACAATCACGTTGCCAAACATTTGGCATTACGCCACCGAATAAGTCTGACGTTGCTAAACGATTGGTTACTGTATTAAATGATAAGAATGTTCAATATGACATTAAAGATATTGCAGCAATCATTAATTCATCGTATCCAGACATTAGACGAGCGATAAATGCAGCACAAGCGTCAGTGGTTAACGGAGTATTACAACTTGACAAGGCAAGTGCAATACAAGCAAACTACATGACTGAGATTTTAGAAATAATGCGCAATCTTAAAGATAAGAAAAAGGCATTCAATCAAATTCGACAAATCATTGCAGACAGTAAGGTAAGAGATTTCCAACCATTGTTCACTTTCTTGTTTGATAATATTGATGAATATGCAGTTGGCCATGTTGCAGGCGTTATCTTAATATTAGCAGAAACTCAATATCAAGATGCTCATGCAGTCGACAAAGAAATCAACGTAATGGCAATGTTTGTCAAACTAATGAATGAACTTTAACAAATAACGAAATGGCAGAAAAGAAAGCAGCAACTATCTTTGATTTTATCAATGGAATTACCAGTAATAAAAAACAATGGTCAGAATGGTCAGATCATGATCAAAAACTATTCTCACCATTTATTGTAAACCGATTTCTCTCAATGAGAATGGAGCTGACTGATACAATAAATGAGTTACAACGATATACCATTGGGGTATTATCTCCCAGAGATACATATCGTTTGTATCACGACATATTACCAACCGGTAAGTCGTTTGCAAAATATATCAAAGGAAAGAAAGAAGATAAGTTTAATAAGGAGTTAGTTTCACAAGTAGCAGAACACTATCAAGTAAGTTTATCAGAGGCAACCGATTATGTTGAGTTAATGGATAAAGATAGTTGCTCATTTCTGCTACAACGATATGGGTATAGCCCAAAAGAGATAACGAAACTAACAAAAGGATTAAAATGATTAAATCAGAACAAAATGCAGTAGAATACTGTGAATCAACATATCCAGAAACAACTTCAGAGTTTAAAAGAATACAAGAAGAAATGTATGTTACATTTTGTCAAAAGCAACGTAATTACGGGCCTGGTAACATATCCGTGGGTACTGCGTTAGAAACAAAAGATGATGTTAAACTTTCATTAACTGGGTTATGGTTTAGAATTAACGACAAAGCACAGCGACTAAAACAACTTGTAGTATTAGGTCAGCCAGATGAAGTGGGTGAG